GGTGTAGGCGGCTAGGTCTTGGAAGCGCTGAAGGCCAGACGTCCCCGCAACAAACTCGCGCCACAGCGCGCCGCTCAGCTTCCCTCCAGACAACGGCAGCCGGCTGTTCACCTGGGCCTGCAGCTTGCCGAGGCCGATGAGCACCGTGTCAGCGGCGGTGACGGCGGCAGAGGTAGCCGTGCTCAGGCCCGCCAGGGTCGCCGCGCGGACGTCGGTGAATAGATCGCGCCAAGACTTGTCGCCACGCCAGTACTGGCCGACGGTCCCGGCGATGATGGCCGGCTCCATGCCGCCTACCGACGTCGCCAGTCCGCTGACCTGGGCCTGAAGCTTGCCCACGCCGACGAGTAGAGAGTCAGTGGCGACCACTGCCGAGCTGTTCGCGGTGCTTAGCCCAGCCAGAGAGGCAGCGCGAACCGCGCCCGCCAGATCCTGCCAGCTCTTATCGCCGCGGTAAAACTGGTCGGTCGTACCGGCGGAGATCAACGGCTCACGATTGATCGGGTAGGCAACAATCGTCCCGCTGCTGTTCGTTACGTGGATGTCGAAGCCTGTCCCCACGCGAACGAAGTAGATGCTGTTCGCCTCCAGCGGCGATGGCAGCGCCGATACAACCTTGTGCTGCAGTACCTTCGCCATGGGGTCACCAGTTGTTCGTTGCCCAGCTACTGCTCACCGGCTGGCTGTTGTAGGTCAGGCCATCAGGACCGGCGCCGATGAGGTCCAGCGTCGCCTTGTTGCTGTGCGTGTGAGACTGGCTCACCGCTGTGTCGATCTGCGCTGGCGTGCTGGTGGGCTTGCCCTGGATCGCCGCCCAGGTCAGCTGCACGTCCATCGACTCGTACTCGGCCACCTTCAGCCAGGCAGTGGTCGCAGGGTTCCAGGCGTACAGCGCGGCGCCAGTCGTCACCGTCGGGTCGCCGGTGGCGTCCTGCACCAGCACGAACACTGCCTGCTCCAGATCAGGTTCCAGCGCGTCACGCGCGGCAATATCAGCCACGAACAGGACGGGTGCCCCACTGCTGGGCAGGCTGGCCAGGGCCGCGGTGATCAGTGCATTGATCATCGCCGAGTTGCCCATGGCCTTCGCGACACCAGCCTGGTTGGTCACGTAGCTCTCGGCGTAGGTGCCGTTCTCCACGTAGTAGAAGGCGTTCGGCTGCAGCGTGCCCGGCAGCGTGGAGACCTTGAAGAACTGAACATTGGCCATGGGCCGCTCCTTACCATTCGTTGGATTGCCACTCGCTCAGGCCACTGCCTGGAGCTCCCGGCGGGCCTTGCTCGCTGACGGTAACGATCACCAGCTCTGCCGGTGCCTCGACCGTCACGGCGTATTCGTTGATCTGCTCGAGCAGGAACGGCGCACCATCGCTTTCGATGGCCACCGCCCAGGGCTCGATCTGCTCGATGTCGGCCATGGGTGCCTCACTGCTCGACGGTGACTTGCCCCCGGAAGAACCGACTCACCGTGCCGTCGGCGAAGGTGATCTCCAGGTGGTACCAGGCGCTTGTCCAGGAGAGTTCCTCGGTGACGTCTGCGGCGATCTCGACCTTCAGCGTGCCCGGGGCGGTGTGGGTGATGCCGGTGCCGCTGGCGAGGACCAGCAGTTCCTCGCCGCCGTCCTCCTGCTCGCGGATGGTCAGCCTGGCGGAGGCCCCGGTCAGATCGACTGGTGGCTGATAGACCAGCTGGCCAGAGCCGGCGGCAGGCTTGAAGCCCGCGGCGCTCAGCCCGTTGATCTCCAGCGTGTCGGCGTCGATCACCTCGACACGGTGCGGCAGCTGCCGGGGCGGCTCACGATTGAGTTCCTGCAGGCCGGTCGTGCCGATTACCCAGGCCAGCCAGTCACCGGTGAGGCCGTGGCCATCTACGGTCAGTCGCACCGGCGCGGTCGCAGAGATCGCGGCGATTGGCCGGTAGACCTTGGGTGGCTGCATGAGCCGCCGGGTGTCGCGGTAGGTTGCTCCACGAATCAAGCGCATGGGCAAGGGAAGGCAGGCCGGCTGCATGCTGGCTTCGCTCCTGTCGTTGAGGGGTTACACCCAGCCGAAGGCCGGGAGGTCCAGATGGCGCAGACACTGCTGCGTCACGGGGTTGTAGCTGGCGAGATCGAGACCGGCGTTTTGCCCTTGCTCGGTCTTGTAGGTGAAGACATCACCGAAGGTTCCTGTCGGTGTGAGCGCCGGGGTGAAGTAGCGCAGCTCAGGCACGTAGACGGTGGTGACGTTGTCCGGGTACCGCAGCAGGATCTCCACTGCCAGGTTCGAGACGTCGGCGAAAGCCAACAGGGGCTGAACACCGAGAAAGCCTCCGGACGCCCATGCGTACATGGCCGGCAGCAGCGCGACGGTTGAACCCTCTGCCGGCGGGCGGAAAAAGCCGATCTCGTCGATGCCACCCGGACTGTCCGAGCCAATGGTGTCATTGCGAATGGAGGTCGTCCCAAAGTCCACAACGACGGTCCCGCTGTCCACGGTATGGTTGCCGCTCGAGCCATAGGCCGTGGCGCTCACGTCAACCATGCTGTGTGCCGGCACAGTAACGGCCAGGCCGCCAGCCACGATGGTGTAGGTGTGGTCGAAGCTTTCCTGCTTCGCCGAGGTGAACACCATGTCCGATCCCGCCCCGCTGACCGACGCAGTGCGAACGACAGTGCCGATGGCGCGAGCCGTGTAGTGGACGATCTGCGGCTCGCCGTCCTGGCCATACCAGGCCCAGTAGTCGCTATCAATCGAGTAGTCGCAGGTGAACTCACCCACCCGTGCGCGGTTGATACCGCCGGTCACAATAGACCCGGGGTTCTCGCCCGGGTCTGCGGTGACAGTGAGCCGCCCGCGACAGTCCTCCCCGCTCGCCAGCACCGTATGACTTGCGACCAGGTTGCCGAACGTGCCAGACAGGCTCAACTCCAACAGCGCCACCGTCTCCTCGGACGAAATCTGCTGCTGCGGGTAGGAGCGCATGAGGCGAAGGATCATTCTTGAGCCATCGGGCCGCCGATCCAGCACCTGAGCCTCGACGTTCGTCACCGTCTCTGTCGGAACGTTGATGTCCAGATCAGCCCAGGGGATGGTGATGGTACGCTCGCTGCCCACCCAGTGATTTTGCTCGTCCATCACCCCGACGCCGGGAGTGATCCTGATCAGGTGATTGTCGCTGTCGGAGTTCACGACCAAGCCGAGCTGGCCGACTACTCCATCCAGCAAGATGGCGCCGGCGTTGATCATCTGCCCGCCGTAGGCATACAGCGCACGGCCGCCACGCGGCGCGCGCAGAACGGCAACATTCCACCATTGCTCGTCCGGATCGTCGGTTTCGACCGTGGCAACCGGCATCCCGATATCCCACAGGTAAGTCCAATGCGTCACATTGGTGACCGGGACCGTTCTCCCGCTGGGCATGCTCACCCACCCGGCCGTGCCGTTCCAGGACAGTGGCCCGTGCCAAGGCCAGCCCCACACCGCCAGCACCGGGTCCAGCGGAGTATTGGGAAACGCCATGATCAGCCCCCAGAGATCGGGTCGACCGGCACGAACTCTTCCACCGGCGGCTTGCTGACGACGATGTTGCCGTACACCAGCTTTGGATCGCCCTCGTTCTCGGCGAAGAACTCCAGACCCTGGAGAGTGATGCGCACGGACTCGGTGGCGGTAATGCGCAGGAAGTCCTGGCCGAATGCAGCAGTCGCACCGACCGCACCAGAGTCGATGGAGAACCCATCGACGTCGTGCGGGAACTGGATATCCAGTTGCACGGTGCGACTGGTCCCAGTGAGCAGGGTGATATCGATCACCAGGTCTTCGCGGATCACCGGCCAGTCCGGCAACTGGACCTCGGCTTGAATCAGTGGACCAACCGCGTCGGGGTTGACGACGATTGTCACCTCACGATCCATACGGTCGATAGCGAGCGGCGCGAGGACATCGCCAACGGACCACACAGTATTGCGCGCAGGGCCCGCGATGCGCACCCAGTCCTCCAGGTACTGGTCTGATACGGCGAGCCAGACCGGAGAACTGCCGGTGCTGTTGGCGATCAGGTAAAGCGCTCCGGGTGCCGGCGGCGCTGCATTCGGAATGTCATCGCCGAGAATCACCGCTGCAGGCGCGGCGTCGAACAACTGCTGCAGCGTGCCCGCGGTCACCGAGATATAGGCCTCGGCACCAGTCTCCCAGGTGCCGGCGGCAGTGCCTTCCTGGCCGCGCACGATCGCCACCGTCGAGCCGGCCCGGGTGGCCTTCACGATCTCCCACTCCGTGCGCCCCTCGTTGGTGAGCGTCACCAGGTAGTCCTCGCCCTCGATGAGCAGCGCGGCGGCGTCCAGGGCGATCGGCAGAGTGGTACCGCCAGCAGCCAGCGCCCCAGTAAGCGTGGTGGACCAATTGTTGAGGAACCTCATTGCTGCACCCCGTTCTTGAACTCGAAGACCACTTCGGCGCCGTTGGCATCCGTCATGACCAATTTCTTCACGCTCTTCCAGCGCGCCCAGACCAAGCCATCCGTAGTCGGCATCAGCACCTGATCGAAGTACTCACGCTTGCTGGCATCGGGCTCGGTGACCGGGCTGGCGATGCCCCCAGTTCCGCCACTGAGGGGGGCTTTCGCCTGATAGGTCCCGCGACCCACCTGGGCGGGCTTAACGCCGCGCCGCTCCAGTTCCAGCAACTTGCCGCCGGTGCGACGGCGAGACTCCAGCGACTGGAGGTCGCCGAGCAGTTGTTCGGGTTTTCTGGACGCGGCGATGCCGTCGGCGATCGCTCGCCTTTCATCTGCAAGAGTCATCACATCACCAAGAGGTCGTCGGGGATTCGAACGCGGAAGGTGGATTCGGTCGTGCCAGTGATTTCGTCCCTATGCTCCGCAGGCACCTCCGGCGCGGTCACCTGCAGGCGCCGCGGGAAAGCCTCCAGCGGCGAGCCTATGTCCAGTTCGTCATAGTTACCCGAGAATCCGTCGAGCGCGTCGTCGTATTCCATCAGCCCCCGCCCGCGCAGTTGCGTCGGAAGGATGATTGCGTCAGATGGCGACCCCGGCGGCTGGGTGTCCGGCGCAGGTGGAAGGGTCAGCGGATCATCGACGCCACCTCCCCCTCGGCTAAGCGCCAGTGTCAGCGTAGTCAGCGCGGTCTGCGCCTCGAAATCCCACTCGTCGATGATGCTGAACAGCTTGCCCTCTGCTAGGCCCTTGTCCTCCAGACGCAGCGTGTGTATCAGGTCCAGTCCGAGAGAGTGCGAGGTCGGCACCTGCCAGCCCAAGCGGTTGCCCCGGTGAGCGGATAGGATCGCGACGCGCGCGCCGGCAGCCTGACAGAGCACGGATGCGGATAGGCGAACATCATCGCGGACGTTCACGACCCAGTCGCTCAGGGCGTCCGGAACCGCGTCTGCCACCGGCGCTGTGAAGGCAGCGCTTTCCCAATCCTTCGAGCGGTCCGTCTCGCTCTCGAATGAGGTTCCATCACGCCGAAGTACCTCGCCGGCCTGGGCAACGCTGGTTTCGGCCACGACGTTGATTGCATAGGTCTCAGTGACCGCCTGGGTCCAGCGCATCCCACCTATCCACCCTGCGGATAGCACTAGGTCCGGGAAGTCGTTGCGCCAGCCCTCCTGGGGATCGCAGTAAACACCCGTTTCTGGCACGCGAAGAAATCCGGCTCCCCCTAGCACGTTGTAGCCGGCCGAGCTGCTTGCATCAGTGACCATCGCCACATCAGGCAACTCGGTCGAGTTGCGCCGCCAGACGCAGAAACCAAGGTCAATGCTTTCGCCGTCGATGTCCGGATGCTCCCAGCTCCATGCCTGGTGGCGCTCCCGCAGCCTTGTAAAGCGGTAGTCGATGCTCAGCTTGATGGTATTGATTCGGTCCTTGAGCTTGGCAGGCTCCAGCGAAATGGAATCGTCCACCGTAGAACCAGGGCCGAAGGTCCGAACCGGCCCGGAGGCGGCCCATGGCGTGATGCGCAGCGTGCCATCGACAGCGCGATCCAGACTGGCGGGCAGGCTCGCAAGGCGCTCCTGGGCGTAGTCCCAGTGGCTTCGCCCATCTACAGCATCGAAGACATCCGCGGACCACAGACCGCCGACCAGCGCGTCGATGGCGTCGACGGTCATCGCCTCGATCAGGTCCTGCAGCCGGTCCGTTGCCTCGCAGCTGACAATCCGGCTCTTCGGGTCGAAGCTCGGCTGTTCCAGCCAGCCGGAAAACCGCTGCTCCTCGATCCACATCCCCTCCCGCAGCTCGCGGTAGTAGATGGCGACAGGGCGGCCCGTCCAGGCGATGACATCGACGGGGGCCGGCGCCAGCCAAACCGCGAACTCAGCGATGGCGGCGGCGCCCTCCTCGCGCTCGATACGGATCTGGCCGGTGAGTTGCTCGGTGACATCCTCGCCGGCCAACATCACCCGAATGGACCAGGTGATCGACTCGGGCGGGTCGACCGGAATCGGCGGATCGCCGCCTTCATCGACCAGCGACGCCAGCGGCACCATGCCCAGTGGGCTGCCGTTGATCAGCATTAGAGTTCCTCGCAGTCAAAGCTCCAGCGGTGGGTATTCGCAGAGTCATCGCTGTCCTCTTGCGGCCGCCGGCCCGAGACGGTGAAGACCGGCATCCAGCAGACGCGGTAGTGCGTGGCTCCGGGCATCGGCGTGACCGTGACGGCCAGGCCTGTGCGTGAAATCGGCGTGCGCTCCCAGTCCTTGCCGACCAGAGCCTCGGCATACGGCTCGAAGTCTGGACGCGGGGTGCTGGTCAGTTGGTAGTCCAGATGGGTGCCGACAACGCTCTCGATCTTGGTAAGCCTGACCTCCAGGGGCTGGCTGTAGTCGATGCAGGCCAGGCCGGGCGGCATCCAACCAGAGGCAGAAATGGCGATCGCCACCCTGCTCCAGTGCGTCATTGGCACGCCCTTCCCCCGGCTGAGCCGGACAATCGACGGCCCGCCGAGCGGGCTGATCGTCTGCTGCGGCGCGCCAGCGAATAGCGCCAGCACCTCGACCCCGCCAATCATCAGTTTGGGTAGAGACATCCCAGGCTCCAAAAAGCAAAGCCCCGCAAAGCGGGGCTCAGGTAACGCCACCTCGGCGGTGGCCCTTCTTCAGTGCTGATCGATGGATCTGCTTTGTGGTGTCCTGCCCGGCGAGCATCGAGTAGCGCTGTCCGTCGATGAACAAGTTGACAGGAGTCAGCGAACTTGAGCTTCCGGGCATCGCGCCGAGAACGTCGCCAGATGGCGATGGAATGCTCGGCACGGTGACCGAAGCCACCAGGCCACCATCTGCGTAGCCCGGCAGACCTCCCGAGTAGCGCGCCCGAAGGTCCGCCATGGTGCGCGTAAAGCCGTTTCGCCGAACACGCTCGAGGAACGACAACGCTCCAGGCTCGTTGACTACCCGCTTTGGTTGCACATGTTCATCGGCGTGCACTACGCCCGCTGGCTTCAATCGAGCTCCTGGCCCCGTCCAACCGCCATCGGCGAACCCGTCGGGAGGCGCTGAAGTATCAGTCGTGACGCGGGCCACATTGGAGTCCACATCAGGCGCGGTGACCTGCACCTTGAACTTCAGTTGCTCGGCTATCGCCTTGGACAATGCCAGCATCCGCGCCTTGATCTGCTCTTCGTTGGCCTGGTCCCAGGACACTACGACACTCAAATTCTTCAGCGCATCTGCCTGCCGTACCAGGCTGATAATACTGTCCTGCACACTGCTCTGAATGTCGGCGGCACGGATCTTTCGGACTTCCTGCGCTGCTGTTGCGATGTCCTCAAGCTCCTGTGCAACACCGCGCAACCCATAGGTATTGGTGCCGGCAGCAAGCAATTGCTCCAGAGCCTCTCGGGCCTTGTTTGCGTACTCGATGGCCTTCTGGGGATTGTCGTCGATTTGCGTCCTGGCCTTGAGCTTCAGGTCCTGCACCAGGCTGTAACTTGGGGGCGCGGCAGGCCCTGCTGTTCCATCCTTGAAAGACTGGGTCAGGTCCTTGAACGGCTTTAGAATCGTCTCGGTTTCGCCGACAACCTGCTCATAGTTGGCCTGGGCTTTCTTCAGCTCCTGATATTGCTGGTTCAGATAACCTTTCAGCTTGGTCAGGCCACCCTGGCGCGCACGATCGATCCGGTCCTGGAACCCGCGCTCGCCGGCCTCGCGTGCCGACTGCAATGCCCTCTCATTCCCGGCGAAACCATCCAGGGCGCGAAGCTGCTCCTGATAGTTGCGCTCGCGATCCTTGGCCTCCTCGGCCTCCGACTTCGCTATCCGTTTCTGCTTTGCGTCGTTCTCGGCTTTCTCTCGCGCTGCCTTGAGACTGGCGAGGTACTCCTCGTACTTGGCCTGCTGCCTGTCCAGTTCGGCCATGTCAGCAGCGCCAAAGCGCAGAAAGTTCAGGATGCTCAGGTTACCGTTGTCCTGCAGTTCCTTCTTTGCCGCCATTACGCGGGCAATCGACTTCTCCACCTCCGCAATGGCGTTGTCCTGTGTGGATTGTCGGTCGAACTCAAAGAGGGCCCCGAATCCACCCTTATTGAAAGCCTTGAAGCTGTCGCCAATAACCTTCAAACCTCGGCTGACGAGACTCAGCCCGGCGGCTAAAGCCTTGGTTTGTCCGGTCAGATCATCGACGGCCCCCACCGCCTGAGTGGCCTCGTTCGCCAACACCTGAAATTGCCCGCCGGTGGTCTTCTCCAGTGCAGCGGCCTCTGCGCGCAACTGCGGCAGTTGCTTCAGCAAAGCATTGATGACGACGTTGGCAGTCAGCTGACCATCGTTGGCCATCTGCTTCAAGGCGCCTCTGGCCACACCCAAGCCGTCGGCCAGGGCGCGCATCAGGCGTGGCGTCTGCTCGGCTACTGAGTTGAACTCGTCCCCACGCAGCGCGCCGGCGCCCAGCGCCTGGGCAAACTGGACAATGGAAGCATCCGCTTCTTCTGCGCTTGCACCACTGATGCGCGTTGAGGCCGAAACCGCTTCGATGACGCCCAGCAGGTCCGACTGGCTGCGCTTCAGCTCGGTCAGGCTTGGCGCAAGACGGGTGTACAGCGAATACAGGCTGGCGAGCGGCGCCTGGTTCTCATCGGCCAGCCTTCCCAGTTCGCGCTGTGCTGTGTTGAAGTCTTCCTGGCTTTCAGTCGCCAGCTTCAGTCGGGACTGCAGGTTCTTGGCCTGGTCAGCAGCGCGAATGTAGGCGCCGACCGCCTCCGTGACCCCGAGACCGATACCGAGCCCCGCAGCGCCACCGATCAGTGACTGGACGCGGCCACCACCTTGGCTGGCCACCGTGAGCTCCTGAATCTCCCGGCGGGTCTCTTCAAGCCGGCGCTGTAGTTGCAGCTGCGCCGCGGACTGCTCGGCAGCGGACTTGAAACCAGCACGACTGAGGCGCTCGTAGTCAGCCGGTAGTGCGCGCAGTTGCGCCTGCAGGGCGCGTAAGCGCTCAACGCCAAGGTTTTGCAGGGCCGGCGCAATGCCATCGCTCACGGGCGTGACCGGAGCCACCGGCTGCTGCGTCACCGCGCGCAGCTCCCGGAGCCGAGCCAACGATCGCTCTACGCTATCGCGGTAGTTTGCTTGGGCGACGGCGAGCTCTCGGGTGGAAAGTATCCCCGAATCCTTGAGCAGCTGGTATTGCGCGCGCAGGTCCGCCAGTGCGCGCTGCTGCTCCTTGATCGCGGATATTCCAAGCGCATCGCGCGCATTGCTGATGCTGTGGAAGCTAGCCGCAAGGTCGTTCTGTACGGACAGAGCACCCTTGCTCGCCGGCGCGGCAATCGCCGTTCTCAGTTGGCGAAGCTTGGCCAGGGTCGCATCGACGCTACGCCGATAGTTCGCCTGGGCTTCTGCCAGTTCCTTGGCTGTCAGGTCGCCACTTTGGACCAGCAGCTGGTACTGCTGCCGTAGCTTTACGAGGGCAAGTTGCGTTTCTCTGATTCCACCCACACCAAGGCCAGTTCTGGCCTGAGTAACGGCGGCATCAGAAAGTCCAGCGGCAACGACCTGAGCGCTCTCAGCTTTCGACGGCACAGACAAGGCGCTGCGCAACTGGCGAAGTTTGGCCAGTGTTGCATCGACACTACGTCGATAGTTCGCCTGGGCCTCCGACAACTCTTTGGAAGTCAAATCACCGCTCTGGATCAGCAGCTGATACTGCTGCCGCAGTTGCGCGAGTGCCTGCTGGGTTTCCTTGATATTTCCTACGCCGAGACTTTCTCGGGCACGCGCCAGCGCAGCATCGGCTTGGCCACCGGCAAGACGCTGGGAGTATTCAGCTCGTAGCTTCGCCTGTTCAGCAGCAAGGTTTTTGGTGTCCAGGCCAGCAGCCTTGAGTTCCGCGCGCATCCCCGCTAGGCGCACGATCTGCTGCGCTTCCACGCGCTCCAGGCGCTGGAGGTCAGCCACCGATGCCTTGTAGCTGGCCTGCAGCGCTTTCGTCGGGTTGTCGGCGCGTGCAATCTCGTCGCCAAGCTCCCGCACACGGTCCCGGGCGCGGCTGATGGTGCGTGAACCACTATCGAGCTGGCTTTGCAGATCACGGAACGCTGTCACCTGGCGCAGCGGCTTCTCCACGTCCTTGACCAGTTTCTGGTACTCGGCACGGAAACCGGAGACGGCGCGTCGCGCCTCGGCGTCATCGGCCGTAAGCCGCAGTTCTACGTCGGTCATGGCTTACACCTTAAGCGCCCGGAGAAACAGGCCCCAGGGATAGGAAAGGACGTTCTGGTGGCCTACGCGCACCAGCAGAGCGATGGTCTCGTCCAGTTGGCCTAAGGCCTCACCAGGACTTTGTCCAGTCGCTCCAGCATGTCGAAAAAATGGCGGTTCACCTCGCGGCAAGCCTGCGCCAACTCCTCAAGCTGCGAGGGCCGCAGCTCCTCGACTTGCCCTGCCGTGAGGTCGCTCATCACTGTGAGATCGTGCAGACGCAATGCACCGCCGAGCAGACAATCGCCAGCGGTGTCGCCGGTGATTGTGTCCATCAACTGGCGCACCTGGGCCACGGTCATCTCGCGCACGGTGACGCTCAGCGAACCAAGGGTCACCATCCGGCAGCCGGAGGCATCGGTCATTTCGCTACTCCAGAAAAAGAAAAACCCGCCGAAGCGGGTTTCTGAAAAATGGGTCAGTCAGTTCTTGTGGCCTGACTGCTGGCTGGTCCGGACGCAGCCGCCGGAGTCGTAACTGACGCTGGTGACGTCCACGTACTTGTCGTTCCAGTAGCTGGTTGTGCCGGCACCACGGGCTGAGCCGTCGCGGTTCGGTTTCCCGTACATCTGTTCAATCTGGTCACGGCTCATGCCCGGAACCACTTCCTTCCGCACCATGGCGGTACGCAGGTCGCGATCGGACAGTCCGGTGGTGCAGGGGGCGTTATCGGCAGATCCGCCGACGACGGTGTACCCCTGAGACTGCGGAGCCGAAGAGCCGCTGCTGTGGTAGCGCGGGCGATGACGCTCCGGCTTCGCCATCACCGCTGCCGGGCCACTCCCAGAGGGCGCGGCGTTGTGCGCCGACACCACGTCAGTGAGGTCATTTCCGGTCGGGCAGTTGGCGTTGGCGGTGAAGGTGACCTTTCCCTTCTCGTCGACGCACTTGAAGACCGCTGCCGCCTGGGCGGCGCTGGAAATCAGGCAGATGGCTGCAACTGCAGCGAAATGGCGCATGGGGTTCCCTCCCATCGAATAGTCGATGAGAGGGAATGTACCGAGTTTGAAACTCAGCGTCACGCCGCAGCCAGTTCCTTCTTGATGCGGAAATATTTCGAAGTACCGCCGCCAACCTTCGTGGGGTCGCGCAGCACCTTGGCAGTGGCCTGGAAGCCGCCGAAGTCCTCGGTGTTAATCCAGTCCATCTGGGTCGCCAGGTTCAGACGGCACTGGAAGAAGCGGGCCTCGACACGCTTCTGAGTGCCGGCGGCGTTCTCGCCCTCGAAGAGGAACTCGAACACCTGGCCGCTGTTAGTCAGCGCCTCGATCACGTCAACCGCAGCCGAGCTGTAGTCCACGCTCACCTTGAAGGGAGTGCCCGGGGCGGCAGCCTTGATCGCGGTTTCCAGGGCGCCACCGGAGACAACTTCGATCCCCGAGCCAGTCATCACCCAGTCGTCGAACTCATCGTAGTCCGTGGTGCCCGCCTCGTTGCTGACGCTGGCGATGCTCAGGGGCATCTTGTCCAGCGCGATGGTGCCATCCACCTCGGCGACATGCTGCTCGCCGGTCACGGTGGTGGCCGCGACGTTGGAGACGCTGCCCCAGACCAAGGCAGCCAGCACCCAGCTAAAGATCTCTCGGAAGTTGATGGCGAGCGAAACGCTGGTGACGCGATCCAGGCTATCGTACTCGCCACCCTGCGGAGTGGTGGTATCGGCCAGGGTAAGGCTGTTGGTCTCGGTGGTGTGCTGAATGGTCGAGACCAGGCCAACCTTCTGGAAGGGTACGCCGGAACCGGCGAGGCGCGCTTTCAGGTGGCCACCGATGACGACCGTCTCTTTCTGAATTGCCATCGCTTAGGCCTCCTTCGCGAGGGGGGTAGCGACCTTGACCTTCTTGACCGACTCGAGGAAGGCCTTCTGGCGCTGGGTCACCTTGATCTTGGCGCCGACGGGATAGTCCGCGCCGTTGTGGGTGTGCTCGCCGGTAAGTTCGACCTCAACCTGCTGCACGGTTTTCTCTTCGCTCATCGGCGGATCTTCTCCTGGACGATGGTGGTGATGTGGATGGGAACGATAACGCCGGCATACGGCTGGCCGTTGCCAGGCGGGAACGGGTCCGAGGAGCCGACGGTGATTCCAGTAGCTCCTTTCGGAAGCCAGCGCGGGAAGACACCCTCTTCGGTGACGAATGCCTGGCTGATATCCAGTTCCATCTCCTCGAGTGCCTGCTGGTACAGCTCAACATCGATCCGGACCAGGCCGATCAGGAAATAGCCGACATGCATTCTCAGCGCGGCTACCTTCTTCTCCGGCGGCCTGTTGGGCGCCTTCTGGAGCAAAACGAACTGCTGAGGCAGGCCTTTCTCGGTCAGCACCTCGTTGAGCCAGCCGATGCGGACCTCCTGGCCGAGATTGGTCAAACACCCGTTGGCGACGGTGATCTGCTGGACACGCTGAATAAGGGCCTGACGGACGCTGGTGAGGATGTTGCTCATGGAACCTCCATGCAGGCGGCGGTCACCATGTGGCCGTCGTCAGCCGCGATGTCCTCTACCAGTAGGCGCCGACCGCAGCAGAGGGTGAAAATGCCACCCCGCTCGACGCAGGCTAGGAGCGGCTTTCGCCAACTGACGCCGACTGCATCCGAGCGCATCAGGCCATCCGGGCCGTTCTGCATCAGGTTGTGGTCGACAATCACCGTCAGTCCGCTCGCCAACAGCCGGCCGTCCTTGGCCTGGTACTCCGCAGTGCCATCGTTCAGCCGCGCAACCACCCGCTCATGCAGGCGGTCGCGCATTGCGGCCCAGGTCACGGTCAGGCCACGGCAGCCGGAGCGGAGACGCCGTTGAGGCGCACGCGGCCGACAGCGGACGGGTTGGCAGCAACCTCGGTGGCCGCGCCGACCAGTACCAGGCCGGTTGCCGAGACGTTGGTCAGAGCGCGGCTGCTGGTGTTCATGTACAGCAGATCACCGACAGCCCAGGCCTGGGCGCTGATCTTGCTGAGTTCGAACACACCGTTGAGTTTGAGAACTACCGGGTCTCCGGCCGCTTCGGTGGTCGCCGCAACGCCAACGAACGCGCCGACCTTGTACAACTGGCCAGAGACGGTGCCGCCGGCCGGGGCCGGTACGGTGATGCAATCGCCGTGCTGGATGAAGGATTTCATGTGTCACCTCGCGAGAGAGAAGCAGAAACAGAAAGGGCGCCCGCAGGCGCCCTATTGGGTCTGGTGCCGGACGATCAGGCGCCGGGGTTCTTGTAGGCGCCGCGGTAATCGATCCAGGCGGCGCCGAAGACCAGACGGGCCTTGATCTCCATGCCATCAACCTCGAAGCCCTCGCGGGTTTCGGTGAAGACACCCTGCTCGCCCTCGAGGTACGCGTACTCGAAGGTGTCAACGACGCCGGGCGAGGCGTACAGGTACCACTGGTTGCCGGTGATACGGGCATCGACGATCACGGTCAGCGCGGTGTTGCGGCTGTCGTTGATGTCGGCGTTCTTGGCCGGCACGTACTGCGAGCTGGTGAACTGGAAGGCCTCCAGCTCCTTGTCCGGGCCAACGACCAGGTATTCCGGGCCGAGGTTGAGGAAGTGGCCAGCCTTGGACTTCTGCTTGCGCATGGCCGCGCGGGCCGCTGCCAGGGTAGCGGTGTTGATCGCGCCACCGCCGGCCGCGACGTTGCCGTGGCTGGCGTCGAAGAGCGGGTTTCCATCGGTGAAGTTCGGGTTACCCAGCAGCAGAGCCCAGATCACATCCGACTCGGTCTGCGCAGCGGCCGTGCCCAGAGCCTGCGGGATGCGAGACAGCGCGCCCAAGTCGTCGTTGACGATCGCTTCCCAGGTGATCGCAATGATCTTGCCGAACTTGGCAACCTTCAGCGGGGCGCCGTCTTCGCTCAGGGCGCCGTACTTGTACTCGCCATGCTCTTTCACCTGCTCCAGGGCAGAGATATCGCCCAGGGCGGCGCGAGTGACAGCGCGGAAGTCCGGCACGGTGGTCTGGCGACCCAGCGGGCGCCAGGTTTGCGGCGCGAGATCGTAGGCCGCGCGCAGAGTGCGATTCACGGCGCCGCCGAGCAGCAGCGGGAAGTCGCTGGTGGTGTGCATGCCGGCAGCGCGGACGGCCTGGCGGTCACAGCCCAGGGCGGCACGGGCGATTTCCTGCTGGGTCATGCCGCGTACGTTGCCGCCGGCCAGCTCGATCGACTCGCGCGCCATGTCGATCAGGCGCATGCCACGAAACTCGCGGGCGGCGTCTTCCAGCTTGATCGAGGAGTTGCAGCGGTGGAGCAGCGCGTTCTGCATCGCTTCACGCTTTGCGGTCAGGAGGCCGACATCCACGGTGGAGCTGACGGTGGGCTGGGTATTACGGGATTCCGGCTGGTTGCCAGCTTGGCGCTCGGCCACCTTGTCGATCACCGCGGCGCTGGCTTCGGCAACGGTGATACCGCGCTCCACCAGTTCGTCGGCGAAGGCATCGTCCAGGCCGACCTTCTTGGCCATGGAGCGGATAGTGGTTCCGCGCTTGCGCTCAGCCTCCGCGCCCTCACGGCGGATCAGCTCATCGGCCGCGCGTTTCTCTTCTTCGGTCATCTCGTTTTCCTCGTTGGGGTTGGCCACGGCGGCCGGTTGGTCGGTAGGCGCATCGGCCTCCCGGGTCTCGAAAAGGGTGTTGAAGCGCGGGCCCTGGTAGTCGGTCTCCTGCTTCGCGCCTCGGGTCTTTGCCCCGTCGTCGAAGCCGATAGGCACCAGTGAGAGCTCCATGGGCTCCCAGTCCACCGCGCGGTAGGTGGTCAGCTTGTCGTCGGGCGCTTCGATCATTTCGTAGCGATGCACCGAGTAACCGACGCTGATGTTTCGGAGAATGCCGTCGCGCACATCACGAAAGATCGGCTCGACGTCTTCGCGCTGGCTGAAACGCACCAGCGCCCGCCCCTCCCCGCCCTCCAGCCAGGCACGCTCGACCACGCCGATGACGTCGCCGAGTTCCCAGGTGCTGTGGGTGTTGAGGAAGGGAGCGCCGTTGTTCAGACGTTCCAGACGGACAGCCGATTCGCTGACCTCCAGCTCTTCCATGTAACTGCCGATGTCCCAGGACCAGCGGAGGCCCTTCGCGCCGGTAGTCCAGGTGATTTCGACGGTCCGTTCTTCGATGTTCACCGAGTCAGGGCGAACGGCCGCCCGCAACTGCAGCATGGGGGTTTCATGCGTCTTATTGGTCGCCGGCATCGCTGATGTCCTCGCCAGTCGGCTGCTCGGAAGCAGGGTTGATATCGGTTGACGGCAGCTGCGTGCCGACAGGCCTGGCCTGGGTCAGGCCAGCGTTAGAGACTTTGCGCGGGTCGCAGTCCAGGACCAGGCCGAGCTTGTCGAACAAGGCGTTGGCCTTTGCGATCTCAGCGGCATGCGCTTCCGGGTCAGTGATCCCCACCTCGCGCAAGGCGTTGGGCCACGTGACCAGCCCTTGGCGAATCCGCTCTTTAACGGTCTCCAGCTCGGACTTCGGATCAACCATGTCCCGGCGAGGGGGAACCCAATCGGCTTTCACGTTCTCGCGAACACCATCGGGAAGCAGCGCCTGAGCCTCCATGAACCAGTCCCACACGCCGCCACAGAGCTGGGGAATCAGCATTCGCCACTGCCACACATCGACGCGGCGCGCGAAGTGCAGCCACCCCATGCGACCACTGGAGAAGTTCACGCCCTTGAGGTCGCCGGTGACTAGTTCGTATGGCACTCCCAGTCCAACCGAGATGGCGTGCAGCCCCTGCCATGCATAGGAGTCGTAGCCGTTGAAGGTGGGCGGAGTGCCGAAGGTGACGTCCTCGCCTTGGGCAAGTTCCTGGATGATCCCTGGCTCGACTCGCTCGACAAGGGGAGTAGCTTTTCGCCCTCCATGAGACTGGTCATCCTTGGTGATGAAGGCCGCGAAGCAGGCGGCGATCTTCGCCTGCTCCATCACCGCGTCCTCCATCTCGTCGAAGTTGCGCAGGCGCTGCATCACCGGCGCGAACCAGGTGTAACCCCTGGCCTGCCCGGGCCGCTTCGGGAGGAAGACGTGGATCACGTCCTCCGCCGGAATGCGACGGGATTCCAGCGCGCGCCAGGTGTTGTTCGCGCCGGGGTGCGTGTCGAACAGCCAATAGGCCTCCCGCTTTCCGATTGGACTGAACTCGATCCCTTGGATGATCTGGTTGGCGCCGTACGCCCCGCTTTTTTCCTCATCGAGGAAATCAGCCTCCAGCACCTGCAACTGCATGGGCACTGGCAAGTTGTCCGAGGACTTCCGCCAGCGGCGCCGGATCAACACCTCCCCTCCCTCGGGAACCGCCTCCATGACCTTGTGCTGCAAGCCGTAGAAGTTCTCGAGGCCGTCGGCATCGCAAAGCGTTTCTTCGGCCCAGGCCCGCCACAGGTCCGCCAGCTTCTTGTTGGTGCGCGTCTTCCCTAGCGGTCGCGGCACGATGCCAGCACCCACTACGTTATCCGCTATGCCAGTGACTGCGCGCTCGGCGTACGGGTTGTTGCGGCGAAGGTCGCGCGCTCGATTGCGCAGCCGCGCCAGTGCGGGACCATTCTCGGCATTCGCGTCCGCGCCGGTGCTGCGCCAGCCGTCATTTCGGCGGCCGCCTGCGGCGCCTTCGAAGCGGCGCTCCAAGACCTTGATTTGCAGATCCGCCTTCATTTTCTGTAGGCGTGACTCGGCGCGTCTCGCGGCCCTGCCGGGAAACAAGGTGTCGAAAAGTCCCATGTCAGTAGCCTTTCGAGAAGGAGGCGAAGCGCCGTCCACCGTTGCTGTTGGCGTTCAGGCCCAGTTCACCCTCCATCTGGCGAAGGATGCGCATCATCTCGTCGACGCTGCGGTAGGTAACGGAACGATCTGCGTAGCGCACCTGCAGCTCGCCGCCGGCCAGGGCGGCCTTCAGGGCTTCGTATTGCTCCAGGGTGTAGGACATCACTATCTCTTCCAGTAGGAGGATTTCGCCCGAGGGCGCTCTTCTGTGTTTTCCACAGCCGTCGAACCGCCAGGCTCTGGCTGTGCCACCAAGGCGTCGAGATCAAGACCGAACCGTGATTGGCTGATGCGCAGCGCGGCGAGGGCGTAAACGAAGCAGTCGAGGGCCTCGTTGCGGCGACCGCCAGAGTCCCAGCGCAATACCCGCTTGCCCTTCACCATCGCGGCCTTTTTCTTCTCGGCGGTGATCTGCTTCAGCTCCGCCTCGTCGCAGACATCGTCGTTGGCCGGGAAGTGAACGACCCCAGGCTGCGCGTGACCTGCGCGCGACTTTGCGGTATCGACTTGCAGCCGCAGGCGGCTATAGATCAGTTCCTTCGCGTTGTCGGTACCGACCTCGGTCTTGTAGACGTGGTCCTTCTTCTTCCGCGGGAAGTTTGCGATCGGCTTGCCGTAGGTGCTCGCGCCGAACACCGGAATGACCCACATCGCGCCATGCTTGCGACTCTCCGCGGCCACCTCATCCGAGTAGTGGCCGCCGGCATCCCAGCACCACCGCTCCACGCGCATGATCAGGCCGTCCTCGCGGGTGAACTGCCGGTGCACCTCAAGGCCAACCTTTCGCCTCAGTTCCTCGCTGGCGGGGTCGCCGGTGAGGATGAAGCGATGGATGAGCCACGCTTCCTCACCCGGGCCAAAGGCCCAGACTCTGCCCTCCAAGCGGTCGTCCTGCGTATCGATGCCACCCATCAAGGCCACGGCGTGCCGGGGAACTTCCGGGAACACCTCGCGCCGCCCATAGAGCACTTCCCAGTCGACCTTCTCGCCCTGGTCGTCGTCCCAGGTTTCACCGAGCGTGGTGTTCACGAAGGTGATCAGTTTCTGCAGATCACCCTTCACCTTCAGCCAGTCGGTAGCGATCTTGAGCCAGGTGCTCCAGGTGCTGTACACGGCCCAGCAGTAGAAGGCGATAGAACGCGGAGTCCGGATCGGCTCGCCGTCGGCGCCGAACCAGTCCATGGCATCGCGCGTCCAGATGCCAGTCTCTTCGCAGATCCAGCGGCCGTCCTTCGAGGCCTCGACCATGTCCTGGTGGAAGAAGCAGCACGAGCAGTGCTCGCAGACGTACCAGGCCTTGGTCGCTTCGCCGAGGGCATCCTTTTCCCACTTCAGGCCGTACTCGCAGTCCTTGCCGCCCCACTTCAGGGTCTGTTCCTGATGGCAGTGCGGGCACTTGATGAAGAAGCGCAGACGAATGGGTGACTCAGCAGCGGCCTTGCTCACCTGGCAGGTACCGACCTTCTTCGGGGTCGACCCTCGAATTGACTTCGGGTAGACCGCTCCGTCCAGGCGCTTGTCACCCAGAGTGACTGGGTCACCCTCGCCCTCCACGTCAGCGTCAAAGTTCGACAGCTCGTCGTAGATGACCTCGTCGGCGGACTTCTCCCGGTAGTTCCGCGAGGCCTTCCCGCCGCGAATCCAGAGAGTCTTCCGGTTGGTGAAGACTTTCTGGTCCAGCGTGTTGTCGCTGTGCTTCCGGTCCAGGTAGGGAAAGAGCTTGTAGAGCACCGGCACATCGCGGATCAGGCCGCGGACGTGACTCTTGCTGATGTCCTCGGAGTCCGGATCGGTCGGGCTCCATATCATCACGTTGCGGCGCTTGTGCTGAATCTTGTAGCCGATGTTCGCCATCAGCAGCTTCGTGTAGCCGATGCGCGCCGATTTCACGAAGTTCACGACCGAAATCAGGTCGTTTCCCATTGCGTTCAGGATCGCTACCTGGAACGGGTCGGTCTTCCATTTACCTTCGTTGTAGGAGGACTCGGACGACATGTAGAAGTGTTTATCCGCCCACTCCACCGCCGTCAGCGGCGGCTCCTTATGAAGGGCGAGCAATCCCAGACCAACAGCCTTGCTGAGGTCACTGATCCAGGGTTGCGAGATACTCATCGAGGGTTTCCGGAAGATCGTCGCCAAACTGCGAGGCGACGTTTCGCGCCAGGGCGATCTCCCGCTCGACGGTTTCCAGAATGCGTGGGTCGATGTCGGGGTGTCGCCTGCTCACCGTCTTGCCGACGGTTTCCAGCTTCGAGCCGATTTGAGCGGCGATCTTGGCCAGCGCGAAGGTGGCAAATGGGACCGGCACCAGTTGCTTCTCAGCTACCTGGTTCTTCTTCTCCTGGGCATCTGCCTGAGCGGAAGTGAGCCGGAGCTTTTCCTGGACCAGTTTGTACTCGAGCAGCGGATCGATAACCGTCTCGCCGCCACCCTCAGGTTGTTGTTTCCGGGCGGCGTGGTCGACGCGGTTTTGCACCACATCTTGCACCCGGTAGAACGCCTCTCGGCCAATCCGGGAAACCGGCTCCACGCCCCACTTATCAAAGGCTTGCGGGGAAATACCGAGGCTCTTCGCCATCTCGGATTTGTTCAACCATCCCGGCTGCCTGGTTGTTTCGTTTTTGGCCATGACTAAACAACAACCAACCTCCGAATTTTGGTCATACATGATTGGCGCGCGGGGCTCGAATTACCCTCATAGGGGGTACCCCGGGGAGGACCCAAAGCCCATAGGCAGGCCCTATCGACGGGTGCGCCGTGCCTCGGCGACGGCTTTCACGGCCTCGTCGCGCAGCCTCGCCTCAGCTTCGCGCTGGGCGATCTGATGGAAGTCGAAGGTCTTGCGGTAGGTGGGCTTCGAGACGAAAGCCAGGATCACGGCCAGGCCGTCCTTGCCCTTGGCAGTTCGCTCGGCAATGCCGATGGGCTGGCGATCCGGGCCACGCATCACGAAGTAGCGACGGTAGTTGCCCTTCTTGGTGCTGCGCGCACTGGTGGTGGCGTTGGCGTCGTACCCTTGCTGGGTGAAGCCACCGATGCCTGACATGGCCTTGGTGACCTGGCCGCGCACCATGTTGCCGTACTTGTCCAGCTTGGCCCCTGCCCCAGGCACAACGTACTTACCCTCGGGCAAGATGCCGCGCTCTCGCAGTTGCCGCTCTGCTCGCTTGGTTCGGCGGTCGCCGCCGTAGATCTCAGGGGTAAGCCAGCGCGTGGCCGGCTCAGCCTTCACCGATTCGTCCTTCATCCACACCCGAGCCACCAGCTTCTCCTTGGTGGCAGGGAACACGCGAAGACTGTTCAGGGTGTACGGCGTTGGCCGATCGAACACCGTGCGCATCGAGGTGACCAGAACCTTCTCGACAGCCTGAGCTGTTCGAGTCAGCGCGAGGGCTGCGGCGAAAGGGATCTGATCCTTCTCGAGGCTGGCCAGCTCTTCCTCGAAGTCATGCAGCGTGCCAGGGCTTATCTCGATCATGAGGAAGCTTCCTCAGTTCAAACGCCATATCCTGGCCACGTTCCCATTCGCGCGGATGGTCAGCACCAAGATGACCAGCAGCACCATGAGCAGCCAGGGCGAGACGGCCGGCACCGGGCGGGCCAGCAGCGCGCCGAACATGATCTGCACCGACTGAGCGCCAGAGCCTGCTGCCAGCACGTACGCGCAGAGCGACACACCCAGGCGATAGGTGGACTCGCCACGGCGATAGGTGACGATGCGGACGCAGATGGCACCGCACACGACAGCGGCGAGCAGGGTTACCGGATCAACTGCCATCTTTCCGACCTCCAGTGAAGAAGCCGAGCACCGTGCGCAACCAGGTCGGCGCCTTACCGCCAACCATCCACTCCAGCACGCCGATCAGCGCGGTGACGATGCACGCGCCGGCGACCAGAGCAGGGAGCCCCGAATATTCGGTCCAAGCACGCCCGACAGCCTCGGCGGCGACGTAGTAGCCACCAACCCAGGACACCAGCAGATAGCCGACCCTAGCCTTGGTGGTCAGGTCGCGGGCGTATAGCACGAAGAACAGCGCACCGGCGAAAGCGCCGATCACTGCGTTCAGGTCCACGCCGGGGAAGAGCGAGGCGACTCCGATGCCGGCAACGGCAGTCCCTACGGCAGCCCCACTGCTCGGCTCGCCCATGGCGTTCTCCCTATATGGCCAACGAGTGCAGGCCAGAAACGAAAAGGCCCCGCACCGAGCGAGGCCATGTATTGGTGCGCGTCTTTCCGCGCTGCCCGACCAGGCCGGCCCCATGAGTACCGAGGATTGGTAGGTCGCCTGATCTGCCGGTGTTTTCCCGTATCACCGCACCGCCGGCAGACGGTGTTCGGCTCCCCCTTGCGGGCCGTGCCGACCACGGGTCCCAATCACTGGGCAATAAAAACCCGGCACGGTGGCCGGGTCCAGAAACGAAAAAGCCCAGCTCGATGGCTGGGCTTTTTTGTTGCCGGTCTGTGCGACGCGCACGGATCAGCAGATGTGGTGAATTTCGCTCATTCGCTCACAAGAGTCAAGCGACTTCCACCAGCCTCTCCCGCTCCAGAATCTCCGTCACCCGGACGATTGCCCGCTCCTCGATGGCATCCAACGCCTTCCAGATTTCGCGCCGCCAACGACTGCGGGTCGAATCCGGACGTGCCTCAGTGTCCCACTGGTTGATGTCGTACCACTTTTCCGACAGCACCAGGACATCGGTGGAGCGCTTGCCATCCTTCCCTTTCAGCTTCGGGATGCACCAGCTGGTTACGGCGTAGGTCAAGAAGACGCGTGGCGCTGGGCTGGTGACCCTCGGCACCATCCGGCTGACCGCGTTGAGGCGGCGGCCGTTGTGGGTGGAGTAGCGCGCATATAGGACGTCCCATTCAGACTGGCTCAGCTCGCGGTGGAGCAGTGCATGGAGCATGCAGTCGAACTCGAACTGGTCCTGCGCAGAGAGCAGTGCGCGGTAGCCTCCGTCTACCTTGCGATCGATCAGCTTCTGCCAACTCTGCTTTGCCGTGTTGTCGATCACGTCAGCGGCCAGCACACGCACGATCGCCGGCAACACGTCTCGATAAATACCCGTCATGCGGCCCCCTTGGGTGGTTGCGGTTCGCGGCAGCCGAACAGGTCGCGCATCAGCGCTTCCACCCCCTTGCCGCCCTTGATGTTGCCCTGGGCGATCCACGCCTGGGCGTATTCGGTGAAACCCTGTTCGGCGCGGCTGCTGTGCCAGTCCACCACCAGGTGCATCAGGCAGGTGAGCGCGCCGACGCCGGCCAGGCGATCCAGGGCGAACTCCTTGGCGGCCGTCTTGAGCAGCACGCGCTCCACCGGCTGCGTCTCACCGTGGATGCGCTGGAAACCGAGGGTGTCGAGGTGGTCGTGCCACAGCTGCAGGGCGGCCTGTTTCCGCTCGCGGGCTTGGGTCTGGATGTAGGCCGCTGCCACCCCGTTCATGACGTGGTTCAGCAGCATCTCGCCGATCAGGTGATCCACACCCAGCTCGGTCCACGAAGTGCGGGCCAGCTTGCGCAGGTCGTGGCTGCTCCACTCGCCGCCGGAGATAGCCTTGAACAGCACCGTCGCCTGACTGGCGGAGATCGGCTTGCCTCGGGCGCCGGGGAACAGGAACACCGAGTCGATTCCCCGTCGCTGCTGGTTCTCGCGGTGGGCGCGGAGCAGCGCCAGGACCTGGGGCGTGATCGGTAGCTGGTGCTCAGTCCGAGTCTTGGTGTCAGTGGCCGGAATCGTCCATAGCCCTTCCTCCAGCCAGAAATCACGCCAGCGAGCCGCACGGGTCTCCCCGAGCCGGGTGCCATGGCAAAGCATCAGCAGGGCCACCAGCGCCTCCGCAGGGGCTTCCCCGTAGTGATCCGCGAGCTGGGCGAGCAGCTGGCCGGTTCCATCCGGTCGGAGACCAGCAGGCTTGGGTGGGATCTTGCCGCGCACGAAGTCGGTGAAACGCATCGACCCCATCGGGTTGGCGAGGATCAGCTCCAGGCGGTGGGCCTGCCGCATGGCGCCCATGAGGATGCCGTAGGCCTGCCGCACATACCCCGGCGAGAATTGCTCCTGCAGGGGCCAGAACAGCACACGGTCCAGCGTGGCCTTGGTGGCGTCCCTCACCGGCAGGTCGCGCAGGCGTGGCAGCAGGTGGCGCCGGATCATCGACTTCACCGAGGCCTTGCGCTTGGCGGACAGAGCGCGGTTGGTCATCTGGCGCTCCAATTGCCATTCCAGCACCTGGCCAACGGTCGCGAAGAATCGTGCCGTGCTGGTGCTGTCAGGCTCGGCCACACGCCGCGCAAGAATCGCCGGCAGGGCCTCCAGCATCGCGCTGGCGGTGAGATCGGGATAACTCGCGGCCTTGCCCCAGACCTTGCGCACCACGACGTGCCAGGAGCCGCGCGTGCGGTCCTGGTTGAAGCGGAAGCGCAGCGCCGGATAGCGAGCATCGCGCAGAGTCTTCGCCGAGCCCTGGGCCTGGCGGCGGATCTCCGCGTCGCTGAAGCGAATGTAAACGGTCGAGGCGGTCATGCCGCACGCCCCTTGCCGCCGTACTGGCTGGCGAAGCTGCGGCCCATCTCGACCTCCTCCTGGGAGGGCTCGCGATACCCGCACAGGTTGACGAAGCGGCCGTACTGCCCCTGCTGCTGGACGATGCACATGCCCGGCGGCGCGTTGCGGTTCTTCGGCATGAGGATTTCGGTGATCCCGTTCTGCCCCTCCTCGCTGTCCATGTCGCGATGGACGATGAGGATGCAGCTCGCATCGGCCTCGATCTCGCCGGAGTCGCGCATGTCGCTGGCCTGCGGGCGCTTCGCCTTGCCGGTTCGCTTGGTCGACTCGCGGTTCAGCTGCGACAGCTCGATCACGGGCACGTCCAGCTCCTTGGCGAGGCGCACCAGGGCCTTGCTCACGGCGCCCACCTCATCGGATCGGGTCCGGCCCTTGGCATCCGGCGGCACCAGGCCGAGGTAGTCCACCACGATGCCCGCCAGCCCGTGTTCGCGCTTGGCACGTCGGGCGATTGCGCGCATCCGCGAGGGCGTGACGGTGGGGTCATCGCAGATGAACAGCGGGGCTTCCTTGGCCTGGGTGGCTGCGAGGCCGACGCGATTCAGATCGTCTTCGTCCAGGTCCTTCGGCGAGTCGAGACGCTTCAGGTCGATGCCGCCCAGCGAGGCGATCGCGCGAATGCCCAGTTCCTCCTCGGGCATCTCCAGCGAGAACACCAGCCAGGGTTTCCCCCGCTTCACCGCGTTGTGCTGGGCGATCTGCAGGGCCAAGGTGGTCTTGCCACTGCCGGGCAGACCGGCGATGACCGTGACCTTCTTCGGGCGGATGCCCCGCATCAGCTTGTCGAGTTCCAACAAGCCGGTGTCCTGGAACTTGGGCAGGCGATCATTCAGCCCATCGTCCAGCAGGTCCACGACCTTCAGCACCACCTCGCCGAGACTGCGATACGCCGGCACGTCATCATCGAGGTCGCGCAGGTCCGCCATGGCTTCCTGTGCCTTGGCGATGATCTCGGCGAGAGGCCGATCCTCGGTGGCCAAGCTCTCGATCAGGCGACCGATCTCGACCTGGCGCCGCAGAGTGGAACGCTCGCGCAGGTGCCGGCAGTAGGCCTTCCAGTTCGCCGTCGAACCCACGTTTCGGTGGATCTCGAACGCGTACTCCAGCGTTTTCCCACCGCCGGGCAGCGTGGGTCGCTCCAGCGCTACCGTGACCGGGTCAATCGGCTGGCCAGCGGTCAGGAGATCCGTGATGGTCTGGAACAGTGCGGCGTTATCGTCGAAGTAGAAGTCAGCCGTGGTGAGCTTCTCCACGATTTGGTCCACCAGCGCCTGGTCGCCTTGTGTCGCGGTGATGAGGATCGCACCGAGCACGCCATGCTCAGCCTCGGTGCTGTAGAGGTCTCGACTCATACCGGAGCCCCCTTCCGCGCCGACTCCCAGGTGAAGCGAACCGCCCGACCGCCCTGACGCAGGCGATCCAGCGCACGCTCGCCGATGAAGTCCTGGAGCGTGAGCTCTCCGTCGGTCGCTGCAGCTGCATCCGCCGACAGGTTCGAGATCAGCACGGTCGGCAGCACCTGCTGGTAGCGCTGGTCGATCACTTCGTGCAGCAAGCCGCGTTCGTACTCGGTACCGCTCTGGGCGCCCACCTCGTCGATCACCAGCAGGTCGAAGCCCGCCAGCTCCTCGATCACATCGCGCTCGGTGTACTGGGCATTCCGGGCCATGGCGCCCTTCGCCACCCGGATGATCTGCGCGGCGCTGACGATGACCGCCTGGGCGCCGTGGGCGCGGATCACGTGCTGAGCGATGGCGCTGCCCAGATGGGTCTTGCCGGTGCCGACGTTGCCGACCAGTAGGAGCGATCGGCCGGCCTGGTAGTGCTCCGGGAAGTTCTCGGCGAACTCGCGGCAGCGCTCGAGCACGGCAGTCATTCGTGCATTGCCGCCAGTCAGGTAGTTATCCAGCGTCGCGGCACGGAACCGCGGCGTGATGCCGGAGCCAATCAGCAGGACGTTCAGCTTGCGCGTCTGCTCCACCTGCTGGGCCTGCCGGTACTGCTCGGTGTCCGTAGGAGCGAGCCGCAGCGCCGACCACTGGCAGGCCGGGCAGCCCACGTCGAGATAGCCGCCTTCGAACTGCTCCACCTTGGTCTCGGTGTAGGAGCGGTGCTGCTGGCATAGGGCGCCGTTCTCGGTGCCGAGGATGCGCTCGGGTGCGCGGGCGAAGTTAGAAATTCGGGCCGTCATGGTCGGGCTCCTCTGAATTCGGGTCTGCGTTGTGCTTGGGGAGGTTGGTGAAGCTCGAGGGTTTGGCGGCCTGGCCGCGAACCACCTTGTCGGGGAACAGCCCCTGCCAGCCGCTGGCGATGCTCTTGGCGATCACCGCATCTGGGTTCTGGCACGTCGCCAGTTGCGCGGCCTGCTGGCTGCACGAGGTCGGCGTCAGCGGCTTGCGGATCTCCTTGCGGTGCTGCACCCACCTGGCCCAGGTCTCGGCACCCACGTTGTCCGGCTTGGCGGTCATCGGATCGAACGCCGGATCGCGCTTTTTGCGCCCAGTCTTCGGGGCCGGGGCTGGCACTGCGGAAATAACCGCCACACCGTTGATGCAATCCGGGCCGTCGTAGATCGAGCGCAGCAGCACGATTGCTGCAGGCAGTTGGGCGAGCTTGAACAGGGACTTCTCCCTTGGCGTATCGCGATCAAGCTCAATCCCGCACAGCGAACCGTCAACGCCCTTCACCACGAGATCAACTCGGCCTGCCCGCCCATCCCCACGATCTTCGACCGGGTACTCGCGAACACACTCGAAGCCCTGCTCCTCCAGGAAGCCCTGGACTTCGTTGTGCAAGTCGACCGCGCTATCCGCCGAGAAACGCCGGGCCAGCAATCCGACCAAGCGGTCCCGCAGTAGATCACTCCCGCCCCGAAGGGGTAGGGGTTGCTCTTGCTCTTCTTCAGGATTCAGGTAATCAGGAATCAGAGAATCAGGAATCAGGGCGTTATGGGTGGGTGCATCCACCGTTACTGGCGCAGGTTGCTCAGGGGCATTAACAGTTAGCTCACTGTTATTTGCCTCCATGGTGAAGCCTGTCCCCGCATGCACGTACCGTTGCTTACCGGGAAGAACCTTGCCGCGCTGACGCTCATTCACCGTTAGATAACCGTTACAGTCGGGTAGCTCGCTGTCCTTCTCGGTGCTGTGCGGCGACTGGTGGCGGATAAAGTTCGGGAGCGAGATGACCGAGAAACCATCCACCTCGTAGCGCTCGATGAAGCCCTTCCCTTCCAGGTTGCCGAGGCCGATCTCCACGTCGTAGGTGTCGCCCGGGAACAGTTCGATCTTGATCCGGCGCGGCCGGTCCTCCAGCCGCCCCTCGCGGTCGGCCAGGCACCACAGACCGATAAACAACAGGCGGTCAAATGGCGGCAGGTCGGCCAGGTCCTCGTTCTTGAAGAACGAAGGTTTGATGTTGCGGGAACGGGCCATCAGTCACGCTCCTCCTGCGACCACCAGGTCTTTTCCGAACGCAGCAGGATGCGGGCATGAGCCATCACGGCGCGGAGCTGGTCCGGAGAGAGCAGGACAGCCTCCTCCTCGCCCAGGCTGCTCGTTTGGTTGATGACGAAGTAGCCGCGCTCGCTGATGTACACATCGGTTTCAAATGTCGGTTTGAGCTTCATACGTCGAGCTCCTCGCAGACGCGCCGCACGAAGGTGTCGTAGGGCTCTGACATTTCGAATCCCTGCGCCTCCAGAGCTGCGCGGCAGGTTTTAGCAATGCCGTACCACACCCAGCGCTCGCGCTCGGCCAGGTCGCGGAATTGGCGATAGGAAGGCCACGGGCCGGCGATCACCGGCTGGCCGTTCGGGCCGGTGGTGATCCGGCCGGGGTTATGCTGGTGGGCGCTCATCAAATGCGCTCCAGACGCTCGACGAGCGTCCGCAGCTTGCGCTTGAGGCGGGTGGTCAAGTCGCGCTGATCTACCCAGCGCCGGTAGGCCGCATTGGTGAAGTTCAGGACGCCCTCGAAGGCCTCGTCTTCAGGGTCTATGCGCTTCGTGGAGTCCGGATAGGGATGGCCGTGAGCCCTGAAATAAGTCAGGTACATCGCGTTGAGTTCCCGCCGCAGGGAGTTCCGGCGCGTCTCGGCCTTCTGGTAGGCCACCGCCGCCTCGGCGATCAGGTGCATGTGCTGCTGCTCGTCGAATACCTTGCTCATTGCTTCACCTTCTGGACCAGGCGGAACCGGCCCTCAACATACGGATGGGTGGCCTGGGTCTCGCTGACCATCTGGCACTCGGAAACGAAGCGACGGAACACGGCGGTGATGTCGCTGGATGCCCACACCGCGTACTGGCTGCCCTGGGCCTCTTCGTGGGCATTGCGGACCATGCCCCACGGCTTCGGGCTGATCGGCATCTGGCGCACCACCGTGTTCACCACAGAGGCCGACAGGCCGTAGCGCTCGTGGATCACCTCGCGGATGCGCGTGATGGGCATGCAGTTCTGCGGGCAGTGGCTCCAGACGCGTGACTCAGCCAAGTCCTCCACGTGCTGCTCGATCCGCTCAATGGCAACCTGGTGCTGTGCCTGCTGCTGTTCGGTCTGCCGCTGCCGGCGCTCCAGGTCGACGGTGAGCTGCACGCTGGCCAGCAGTTGCTCGGCGGCGGTCATCGGGCGATTCAATCGCTCAGTTACTCGCCGGCGCACCGCCTTCGATTCGCGCATCAGCACCCAAGTGCATTGATCGCGCGTCAGTTCCAACTCTTCGGACTCGGTGTTGTTCAAATTTTGAACTACAAAACTTTTGTAGTGCTCCCCTTCAAGCTCGTCCTTGCAGCGCTCAACGAAGACATTCCGGCGGACAATCGACTCGCCGAATTCCTCACGGGCCTTGTTGACCAACTCCAGGAGTTCGGTGCTGGTCATGGTGGCGCCACCAATGGTCGTCATGTCGGTCATTCCAGATTCCCCCTGGCCAGGCGTTCGCCTATCTCGACGGTCCCCTCCTCGAACAGCCGCAGGGAAAGAAGGACATCGCCCAGGCTGGCGAGCAGGCGGAGCAGGTCCATAGCCT